TATCCATCATCTTTTTGGATTGATTACTTCTTGCGTTCATCATATCAATTGAACGAATAAAACGGTCCTTGTATGCTTCCATTTGGATAGCCGCCTGATTCGCTGCATCTGATGTATTTACGCCTAGTTCCGTAATCATGGCTTGATAAGCTCTACCGCCACGTGATGCGGCCATCATAGCCCTGTCAACATCGCGCAACTTTTGTTCAACAACTCTCATTCCAGCTTCATAAGAACCGAAATCACCAGCATCACGCAACTTTTCTAGCTCTTTTCTTGAATCGTTTAACTCTTCTTTGAATTGAGCAAGACGGTGTGTAGTTTCTTCTGTTGAAATTTTCACTGTACCGTCACGATTAAGACCTAAGATAGCTAATTGCGTTTCCTTGGTAGCGTCACTTAAACCTTGGATAGTCTTAATTGCTTCTTTACCGGTCTTTGTAACACTTGTAATTTTATTCATAGCTACACTTGATTTGATAGCTGCATCAGCCATTTGTTCTAATGACTGTGTACCTTGAACGCTCATTCTTCTAATTTCACGACTAGAAGCATTCATTTCACGCCCGAAATCTTTCAAGTGTTCAGGAAGTTGTTTAAATTTACGTTCAAAGTCAACGTCATCAGCTGCGCGTTTCAATGCTTTAAATTGGATTTCAGCACCCTTGATAGAATCACGAACTTCATCAAAAGCACCGCCATCACCTAAATTATCAAGCACATCATCAATGTTGTTTAACTCTCTTTCAATCATGCTCAAACTACGCTGCGTAACTTTTCCTGTACGTGACATTTCTTGTTGAACACGATTAAGGGAACTATCAATCTTGTTGAATGAGTTTGTTTCACCAAGCGCTTCAAATTCATGTTCTAAATCGTTCACGGTTTGGCGCGTTTGCTCAAAATGTTGGCGTGAATCTTTTAAAGCTCTGTTTAAGTCATCTAATGCTCTACGGTCATTCAATGAATCAATTGTGTCACTAACCGCTGAAACACTATCATTCATCTGTGAGAAGCTACGCGATGACTCCCTAACCGTTTGCTGTGAAGTTCTACTTACACCTTGCAAACTACGCCTAACACCTCTTACAGTGGATAACAAACCATTTGCAGAAGCAGTAAAGATAGTACGCATTTCCCGTATAATTCCGGCCACTATTTACCCTCCTTCCTGTTGGGCTTTTAACTTCTTGAGCAGTTCAATGTCTGTTTCAAATCGCTTATCCGCTTTTGAACCAGCTTCTACTTTCGGCTTGATCAGTTCAATGAATTTGTTTCTCGCTTGTTTCATTTCTGAATCATCCGTTTGTAATGGATGCGAATGAGAAAGTGAAAGAAAGTTTATCCATCTATCAAACTCTTTGTTTTTAGCTTCCATTTCATCTTTATCTTTCAATAAGCTCATATGCCCTAGTGCTTCTCTAAGCGGTAATTTGAGGACTTCTGAACGCCCACCAAGTAAAGGTGCAAGGCGGTAAATTATCGCTTCATGCAGCTCTATTTTTATTTTGCTGCTGCTTTCGTCTTCGGTTTTTCTGTTGTCGTCTTCACTTTCTCCATGAAATCCTTGAACTTGAATTTTGTTTGTGTCAACGCTAAAGACTTTTTTGCACGTTTAACAAGGTCTTCCATATCATTTTCTTCTAAAACAGCATCGTAAATGTCCATAACATCTTTAAGCTTTTGCTTTTCCATTACATCAGGTGTAACACCGCTCAAGATGCTTAGTAATTTAAAAGCTTGATCAGGCAATTCAACCGCTAACATATCGAATGAAGCAATCGCTTTAGTAATTACATCTTGATCTGCTGCAGCACCCGCTTCTTCGTCATCTAATCCCTGACCGTTAGTTAGTGAACCAAACAATACTTTCAAATCATCATTTTCATTCACTCTAGCCATAATTTCTTTTACTGTTTTCATAAGCTGCTTAAATTGCAACACATCAATTTCTTCAACTTCATGATTTTGTTTTTGAACGTTACCTTCTTTATCTTTGATTTTTAATGTAATAACTGTTGCCATGTTATTTTCCTCCTTGGAATGAAAAAGAGGACTGAATTCAGCCCTCTTCTTTTTTAGATTGTTTTATTTAATTAAGCTGCAGCGTTTGGATCTTTTGCACCGATGTAATAGAAGTTACCAGGTTTAGATGCATCAAAGTTGTCACGGATGAACATAGACATTTCAATAGTGACGTTACCCTGTTCATTAGCAGAACTACGGTTAAAGTCACCGTCAGACGCCATTTTATAAATAGTGATATCAAGTGATTGATCTGCACCTAGCACACGTGGATGGATTTTTACGCGTTTAGCTTTGCTTCTTAATGAAGTTCCTAAAGCTGCATCCATTAACCCTACTTTAGCGCCTGATGTTGTATCAGTAATAGCTACAGTTGCAGCCATCGCTAACTCAAAGTTATCAATGCTTTCTTCTGCTGCAGTAATAGTTAATTTCGCTTCCCAACCTACTAAAATTTTGTCGTAAGTTGATTCACCAAAATCAGCTACTTTAACTTCTGTGAATTGAGGTGTAATAACTAATTCTCCACCTTCTGCTTGTAGGTTGTCTTTACCGTTAAAGTTCAAGACATTAGCACCTTCACCAACTGTAATATCTGACATACCAAAAGGAATACGTTTAGTTTGTGGTGTTCCCGCCATCGTTTATTTCCTCCTTTAAAGTGATTAATAAATTCAGTGAATATTCCATTACATCGCCACTTACACCTAAGCGGCTAGGTTCCGATACAGCTTGAATAAAGTACACGCGGTAACATGTTTTAAGCTCAGGAACGCAAACAAGCTCATCCACGGTTTGCATGTGAAAGAGCTTGTATAATTTATGAGCGGTTACTTCTGCTTCACTGAAATCAGAAGACCGAATGAAAACCATATATTCCGGGCGGCGCGTTTGTGCTTCATCATTTTGATATGCTGCGCGGCCACCCTCATAATAAACGGTTCCTGTTCTATCAAGTCCAGTGTAATAATCAACGGACCATTCCAAATCAGGTTTAACCGGTTTAGCTTTGTTCATCAAAAATTCTTGGATCATTTAGCATCACCTTCTAAAGTTCTGTCACGGATGCGTTCGTTCATGCTGTTATAATCCGCTTCTGTAGCGTTAATAGCATTCTGCATGAACTTTCTGCCCGGCTTATATCCACGCCAACGGGCCTTGGTTAGCGTTCTTCTACCCCGTCCATTCAGATAGTAACGCGGATATTTCGCGCCATTATCATATTTGGTGTGTGTACCTGGACGATAAGGTTCTTCATGTCGGCGCCATGCATAAACAGAACTAGAACCACCTTCAACCACAATTTCTTGTCCGACACGCTTTGCTTCATCAAATGAAATAGAATCTTCTAAATCCCCTTCATCATGATGAACCAGCGCTTTAGCGCCTTCTTCTACAAGCTTGCCGTACATAGTCATTTCCTCAATTGCGATTGTTTCAAAGTTTTCCGGCATTTCTTCAAATAGTTGTTCCAGCTCTTTCATGCCTTCAAATTCAACATCAATATGATCTCTTTTTGCCAACGTAAGCGGTCCTAAAATAAACTTTTTTGCCGGAATAATTAAGTGTCTCTTCTAACACTGTCACATCGCCCCTGACCACTTCACCAAACCGGCCTAACCATTCGATTTCAGAACCGTATTCAATTCGCGTTTCAGGCGGCAAAGTAACTTTAAGTGTAGATGTAAACTTGCTTCCATCCGTTTCTTTTACAGAAGAAGCAAATTTAGTTCCATCAGATAATTGAAATACTTCTGATGTGTATTGCACACGGGCTTTAGAAATTTCTTTAGAGAACGCGGGCTTTCCGTATTTATCTTTTTCACTGGTAGGCGTATAGACTGTTACTTTGTCTTTCATTGGCGGTGCTGGCATATCATATTAACCTCGCTGTTCTTGCACCGCTAGGCTTGATTTCCTTTTCTTGCTCCCGCGTAATGATTTCAACTACATCCGGTGAAATTTGTTGCGTTAGATCATACGAGAAAGAAATACCTTCCACGTTCATGCTTTTCACGCCTTGACGTTTGAACATCGCGTGTTCTTCCTCTTCACCTTCAATCATGTAGACCGTTTGTAGGCCGATGACTTTAGGCGTAAGATACTTTTCATCATAGAAGTTGGTAAGCTTGTCATAAGCGGTAAATACAAGCATCTCCCTATCTTCCATAGATTTTTCTGTGTACACATCCGTGTATTTTATAGATTCCAGATAGGCGTTGACTAATTCAAATTCATAGCCATTCATAAAGCTTCACCTACTCTTCTTTAACAGCTTTTAGAAGTTCATCCTTCTTCATATCGTTATAGCCTTCAACGCCTTTTTCAGCGGCTATTTCCTTTAATTCAGGAACCGTTTTTTCTGCAAGAATACTTTCTTCTGTTGGCCCCACTTTATCACCAAGATTCTTTGCTTGGTCCTCAGTCAATTCAATTTCTGTACCTGGACCAACTACCTTATCTTTATAAAGTAAATAAGCTTGCGCTTTATATTGTGGCATTCCATTCACCCTTTCTTTTTAAAATAAAAAAGACAAAGCAATTCGCCTTGTCTTAGAGCTTCTTCACATATCCAATTGACTCAAAATAATCTGCTGATTTTTCATCAATCTCAAGCGTTTCACCTTTCACTTTTCCATCAATTTCAGCATCTAACACTTCAACTTCTACTTTTTTATTTTCATCTTTTTTAGCAGCTGGCATGTTGACCACTCCTTTTCATTTAGTCTTTATTTATTAAGGTGTATAAACATCAAGGTGACGGATTAAGAAAGGATTCTCTAGTGTTGGGAACCCTGCACCATATGTTTCAATTACTGAGCGAATAGGACGCGTTAGATCCTCATTATTCAGGTAAATGCCCGGTTGAAAATCATTTTCCAGTGTCGGACCTAATAGATATTTACCTGCACCCTCTGAAATCATGACAATGCGGTTTACAGGCATAAATTCACGTACAATAGTTTGATTTGTTGCATTGTCTTTATAAGTCATTTTACGTTCAGAAACAACGCGTAGCGGCGGTAATTCGTAGCTGTTTAATAGTTCGCTTACTTCCGCTTGATTCACACGTGTTGAACCAGCTGGACGCCCTACTTCCGCAATGATCTTTGAGTTAGTTAGAATCTTAGCGTTAAGTTCACGGGATACTAATAGTTCATCCGGTGTTTTACCGCTGTTTGCATCTGCATAAGCTTGAACTTGAGCTAATAAGAAACCGATAATATCAAAATCAGCTTTGTTGAAATCATTACCTGCAGTTAATCCTACTTTGTTTTCTGCAGGGATACCGAAATCAAAGTTGATTTTCACGTTGTTCCCGCTATACGCTAATGTACCTTTCATAAGTGCTTCTAATTTTGCTAATTGAATAAGGCGTAGTGTACCGTTCACAATATCAATGTTTCGAACAACAACCTTATCAATCATTGCAGCTTCTTCACGGCTATTGCGCGCTTCATTGATTGCTACTAACTCTTCATACGTAACGATATCTTGTAAACCGAATTGAGCGATTTCACCCATACGATCAGCTACAGCGTTACGGTCTACAACCGGCGGTTCTGAACCCATACCGATATATCCGGCCATGAAGTTATTTGTCTTTACAATGTCATAAGCAAATTGACGGTTAAATGTCTCTTCTGTAGGCATGTAAGCGTCCGCTAATGTAAGTGGAGCATTAGCAACCGTTTCATCTACTAGCCCACGTAATGCGGGCTTTTGGAATTGTTTTAAATGTGTAATACCAGCCATAATATAATTTCCTCCTTGTTTTTAGGCATAACAAAAGCGCTCCCTGTTTAGGTAAGCGCCTAATTAAATATGTTTAACGTATCGAATAAGCGGGCGTGTAGCCGTTTTAAATGTTTCTGTTACTGTAGAAGGTAGTTTAGCATCATAGACAGAAGCACGAATAAGAACTTCTCCTACAATCACATCGTTCTTACCATCACAATCTACATCAACATTCAGTAAAGCGAATTCATCAAATCCCGTTGGAAGTGTACCAGCTGTAGCTTCTTTGTAAACTTCAAATTTACCTGATGTTGTGTTACGTGCAATAGGCGTTCCAACAGGTAAATATTTCGCTCCAATTTTAGCAGCGTCTAAAGTTGCGCCACCTTCAATGTATTGCATATGAACAGAAGCTAAAATGTTTGTACCGCCTTTGAACGGTGTACGTTCAGATTTTAAATTGTACGGCATTTGTTAGTCCTCCTTTTTATTTCGGTTACGTTTTGCCATTACGCGTTGATAGCTCGCAACGCCAACATCATAACCGTCTTTTTCTTTCGGTTTGGTGTTTCCTTTTTGAGTAGAACCAGCGGAATAAAAACCCTTTTTCTTAGTTGTCTTTTCATCTTCATCTTCATCTGATTCTTCTTGAGCTTTGAGGTATTGCGGGAATTCTTCCTGTAACTCTTCAAATAGTTCATCCAAGTTTTCCGGCTCTCCATCTTCATCAAGCTCAATAGCATCAACATTAATTAAACGAGCAAGCAATTTTGGATCAACGCCATTATCAATAGCAAATTCCTTTACTGTTGCACGTTTTTCTCTACGTTCAGCACGTAGGAGCTTTTCCTCTTTGGCCTTCAATTCTGATTTTAATTCATCTGCATCATCATGATCTTCTTTATCAGAACCTTTGCCTTTGTCTTTACCTTTTTCAGCCTTTTCTTTGAGTTGGCGATACTCTTCAACGTCCACATCTTCAAACTTCTTCATACGCTTTCCAAGCTGAGTTTTTAGCAGTTCTTGATACTGCTTCTTTAGCTTTGGATCTTTTTTTATCAATTCCGCTAAATTTGGTTCATCATCCGGGTTAGTGTCATCATCATCATCAGGATCACCGCCCGGATCAGAAAAGAATTGAATAGGTAAGCGTACTAAAGGATGAAACGTTGGTTGAAATAATGGTTTTGCAAACATGGTCTTTCTCCTTTCCGCTGCTTGAGGTGCAGGAACCTATATACTCATGCAGTTTATAACGTCACCAGCATGGTTA